ATGTCTGGATTGCTGGGCATGACATTGAAGATAAAAGTCGGTGGGACTGGACAATGCACTACTATGAAAAGAACGGTATCGTTCCTGTTTTTAGTGACATTGATTGCCCAAATGGGTATGGTGGATACGGGAAAATCTATTACTACAAATTAGTATAAATAATAAGAAAACTAACAGGTGCCTTACACGGCAATGAAGGGAATATTATGAAAAAGGATATATCATTATGCTAGGGCAGCAGTTCTACCACGAAACAATACGCAACGTAGTTGTGGGTTTTGGAACAATTTTTAATAATATTCAATTAGTTCGGAAGGACAATTCTGGAGTAGTTCAACAGACTATGAAGGTTCCCTTGGCCTATGGACCAAGACAGAAGTTTCTTGTTCGATTAAACGATGATGCAGACCTTAGTAAAGCAGCAGCAGTTACTTTACCTCGTATTGGTTTTGAGATTACTGGGCTTACATATGATCCGGGGCGAAAACTAAATCGTGTTCAGAAATTTAAGAAAGTTAAGGATGAAGCAACCAATACGCAACAATTAGACACGCAATATATGCCAGTTCCTTACAATGTTAATTTTCAACTTTACATTCTTGCAAAACAGTCAGATGATGCCCTACAAATTGTTGAACAAATTTTACCATATTTTCAACCAGATTACACAATCACGTTAAATGATAATGCTGATATGGGTGTTAAAAAAGATATTCCTGTTATTTTAAATAGTATTAGTTATGAAGATGATTATCAAGGTGATTTTACTACAAGACGTGCAATCATTTATACTTTAGATTTTACTTGTAAGTTTTATCTATATGGTCCTGTTACTTCTGCTAAGGTTATCAAGACAGTACAGATTGATACATATACTGATATGCCTGATCAATCACCTACACGCCAACAAAGACTTACTGTTACACCAAATCCAACCACAGCTGATGCCGATGATGATTTCGGTTTCAATGAGGTTCACTCTTTCTTCGAAGATGCGAAAACTTATAACAAAGTAACTGGTTCTGATGAGTAATGTTATCGATAAAGCACTTGGTGTGGTAGATCAATTACCTACTAAAATGATTCAATCAGAAGTTTCTCGTTATCCAGAACGCTTGATTTCTGATAATGATATTGATGATGACTACAAATATCAAAGGGATAATTTTTATCGGTTGGTTGAGCAAGGGTCTGCTGCAATTGAGGGAATATTAGAACTTGCAAAAGAAGGAGAGCATCCAAGAGCATACGAGGTTGCTGGAAATCTTATTAAACAGGTTTCAGAGGTCACCGAAAAACTAGGTGACTTACAAGAAAAGATGAAGAAACTTAAAGAGGTTCCTAATAATGCACCAAAGAATGTAACGAACGCATTGTTTGTCGGAAGCACTGCTGAATTGCAGAAAATGTTAAAGGAAAAATAATGTACGAATATCAATGTAAAATTGTAAAGGTGATTGACGGCGATACCACTGATGTAGACATTGACCTTGGATTTGGAGTATGGCTAAAGAAACAAAGAATTCGTTTCTATGGCGTGGACACACCTGAGTCAAGAACAAGTGATAAAGAAGAAAAGGTATATGGTTTGATGGCAAAGGAGTTTGTCCTAAAACATCTTCCAATTGGATCAACACAAACTTTACGCACTAAGAGAGATGGTGTAGGTAAATATGGTCGTATTCTTGGCGAGTTTGTTGTGAATGATACAACTCTAAATCAGTTGTTGATTGACACACACAATGCGGTTGCATACTACGGTCAGTCTAAAGAAGACATTGCAGAAGAGCATTTGAGGAATAGAGAGAGACTGGGACACCTCTCTGAAATTATTGATGTCTGATAATCAATATCTAGGTAATCCTAATCTCAAGAAGGCCAACGTCGCACAAAATTGGACGAAGAAAGAACTTATTGAGTATCAAAAATGTATGGATAGCCCACAACATTTCATAGAAAATTATGTTAAAATTGTTTCTCTTGATGAAGGTCTTATACCATTTAAGATGTATGACTTTCAGAAGGAAATGATTGGCACATTTCATAGTAATCGTTTTACTATATGTAAACTACCTAGACAATCGGGTAAGTCTACAATTATGATTTCATATCTTTTGCACTATGCACTTTTCAACCCCAGTGTAAATATAGCAATTCTTGCGAATAAGGCTGCGACTGCTCGTGATCTACTGTCACGATTACAACTTGCTTATGAACATCTACCGAAGTGGTTGCAACAGGGAGTAATGAGTTGGAATAAAGGTTCATTGGAGTTAGAAAATGGATCAAAAATTCTTGCCTCGTCCACTAGTGCTAGTGCCGTTCGTGGTGGTTCTTATAATATCATATTTCTTGATGAGTTTGCATATGTTCCTGCAAATGTAGCAGAGCAGTTTTTTTCCTCTGTGTATCCTACAATTTCATCTGGTAAGTCAACAAAGGTAATGATTGTTTCTACTCCACACGGTATGAATATGTTCTATAAACTATGGGTTGATGCAGAAGAAGGCCGCAATACTTATGTCCCGATTGAGGTTCATTGGAGTGAAGTTCCTGGAAGAGACGAAAAGTGGAAAGAAGAAACAATCAAGAATACCTCACAATCTCAGTTTAATACAGAGTTTGAATGTGAATTCCTTGGTTCTATTGATACATTGATTTCTCCACATAAACTTAAACAGTTGACATATCGGACACCAAAAAAATCTAGTGCAGGCCTTGATGTGCATGTTCCACCAAAACCAGACCACACATATATTATTACTGCTGATGTTTCACGGGGAACATCAAATGATTATTCAGCATTTGTAGTTGTGGATGTAAGTGAAATACCATACAGGGTTGTTGCAAAATATCGAGACAATGAAATTAAACCTCTTATATTTCCTTCCAAAATCTATGATGTTGCACGGGCATACAACCAAGCATTTGTGTTGATTGAGGTTAATGATATTGGAGAACAAGTTGCTAATGCTTTGCAGTTTGACTTGGAGTATGACAACCTAATTATGGCCAGTATGCGTGGACGGGCGGGACAAGTCCTTGGTGGGGGCTTCAGTGGTGGTAGAGCGCAGTTGGGAGTAAGAACCACAAAGGCAACAAAGAAGATCGGTTGTTCAAATCTCAAACAATTGGTTGAGGATAATAAGCTTATTATTGAGGATTACGAATGTATTAATGAGTTGTCCACATTTATCGTTAAGGGCTCTTCTTTCGAAGCCGATGATGGGTGCAACGACGATCTTGTTGCATGTCTTTTTATCTTTGCATGGGTCACAGACCAGCAATATTTCAAAGAATTAACTGATAGTGATATTCGTAGAACAATGATGTCTGAGCAACAAGATGCTTTAGAACAAGATATGGCACCATTTGGTTTCATAGTAAATGGACTTGAGGATGAAAATATTGGGGAAATGGTAGATGAATACGGAACTCGTTGGGCACCTATCGTAAGAGACAGTTCTGGAAGTTGGTAATATTCTAAATAAATTCAATTAAATCATTATGCTTCTTGATGTAGCAATTAGAACATAGGATAACAGATTGATCAATTAGGTGAAATACTTCTTTACGGCTATCATCACTTGTTCCAACTCTCTTGGATATCTTGCGTATTTCTGCATCATGTGGCCAAAATTTTAGACAAACATGTTCTGCTTCACCACAATGAATACATGATTTTTTTGTGAGAAATTCGTTTATAAGGAATACCCGTTTCTGGTAATTTCTTCGTGAAACCCTTTTGATGGTATCTTTGTATTTTTCATAATGGTCATTCATGTTTATATTTATATGATATAACACTTATAAAAACGATTTTTGTAAAAGAGTTTTTTTATAAATATCTGTATAACAAATAACTCTCTTTAAGTTAGGAGTAAAGACATGGGATTTTTAGTTTCGCCCGGCGTACAAGTTAGGGAAATTGACCTTACAAATGTTGTTCCTGCTGTATCTACGTCTATCGGTGCAATCGCCGGACCTTTTGAAAAAGGTCCAGTTAGTGCGGTTACTGTGATTAATTCAGAAGAACAGTTACTACAGACATTTGGTAAGCCAAATAGTTCAAATTTTGAGTGGTGGTTCACTTCTGCAAACTTCTTGCAGTATGGTGACGCTCTCCGTGTGGTTCGTGCAGAATCCGCAATTTTAAACGCTGGTGCAAATAGTGGTATCCTCATTCGTGACGATGATCATTATGAAGCCAGTTTCTCCACAGGTCAGGGTTCTCATGGTGAGTGGGCTGCTCGTACTGCTGGTACTCACGGTAACTCACTTGGTGTTGATATCTGTGCAAGCCCCGCAGCATTTAGTCAACAATTAGGTACACTCAACCAAGTTAATGGTGCCGCTGCGATTGGTGATCTATCTATTACAGTAGATAATCAAGACGCAACATCAGCTTCAATCGTAATTGGGGACATTATTCAGTTCTATACAAACAATTCTGTTACTGCTGTTAGTAATGGTGCGATTACTGTTGCTTCCAAAAATCTTGTGGTTGATGGTAACTCTGGTACAATTGCAGTTGGTCAACGTGTTGTTGGTGCAGGCATCTCTGATGGTGATGTAGTGGTTAAAGTTGTAACAGTTACTAACCAAAATACTCTTGTTCTTGACAAAGCAATTACAGTTGCAGATGATATTCCTATCGCATTCACCACAGATGTGAAAGTAGAATCGGGTAATGTAGAATATGAAGTCACAGCAATTTCTAGTGAAACTCTAACCATTCGGCTTCTTGATGATCCAGCTGGTGCCGGACTTCAGACAGCCATTCCTGATAATTCATATATTCGCCGTCGTTGGCGTTTCAGTGATTTATTTAACAATGCTCCTGGCACATCAGATTGGTCAACTGCAAATGCTCGTGGTGAACTAGATGAACTACATGTCGTAGTTTATGATAAAACTGGTGACATCACTGGGTTTGATGTGGATGTTAAAGGACAGCGCACATCTTCAGTCATTGAAGTGTTCGAAGGTATGTCTAAGAACCCAAGTGCAAAGACAGTACAGGGTGGTAATAACTACTACGCAGATGTTATTTTCCGTACTTCTAGTTTCATCTATTGGACAGACCATACTTCTTCTGGTACTAATTGGGGCACAGATATTGCTACAGGCACTGACTATACAGTAGTGCCCGGTGTTGTTATTGACACCCTAACAGGTGGAACGGATGATTATGCTGTAACTGCTGGTGAACTTGAACTTGCATATGATAAGTTTGCAGACACAGAAAATCTTGACATCAACCTAATTATGGGTGGTCCAAGTTCTGGTGTGGCAGACACAGAAGCAGGTCAGGATACTCTGGTAACAATGATCACAGACCTTGTTGAATTGCGTAAAGATTGCGTTGGTTTTGTATCTCCTTATCGTAGTTCAGTGGTTGGTGTTACATCATCCATTACTCAAACAGAAAATGTTAAATCTGCTTTTGACAAATGTCCATCATCTTCTTACGTGGTATTCGATAGTGGATACAAATATATGTATGACAAATACAATGATGTATTTCGATTTGTTCCCTTGAACGGTGATATTGCTGGTCTTTGTGCAAATACAGATGCTGTTGCTGACCCTTGGTTCTCACCCGCTGGTTATAATCGTGGTAGTGTTCGTGGTGCAGTTAAACTTGCATATAATCCACAGAAGGCAGATCGTGACATTCTCTATAAGGCTCGGATCAACCCAGTGGTTGATTTCCCCGGTCAAGGTGTTACACTCTTTGGTGACAAAACTGCTCTTTCTCGCCCAAGTGCATTTGACCGCATTAACGTGCGCCGACTGTTCCTTGTTCTTGAAAAGGCAATTGCCACTGCTGCTAAGTTCCAACTCTTTGAGTTCAACGATGAATTCACA